GAGGCAATAGCACTGACAGCAGCGCCGCCCAGAGGGCCAGCAACGGCGGTAGCCAAAGCAGGCGCAACGCCTTTGAGGAGAGAAAGAAGTTCATCCATGTTAGCCTTTCAAAAAGGTAAATAACTTAACGCCGCATCCATCGCACGCTTGGCAAGCGGCTCGGGCAGAGCCTTCACAAAATCCAAAAACCACCAAGCACACGCAACATAACAAAAAACCTTAAACCATTGCTTAAAGCCTTCTATTATTTCTTTCATTAATGGCAACCGTACTTGTTGCAGTTCAAGTAGAAGTAGATGCCGCCCCAAGCGATCATGCCAAAAAGCAGCAAACCGCCGATCACACCAGCGATCATTTCTACGGTTTCTTCAAGTTCTTTTTTCTTCTTGGCAGCTGCTTCTTTTTCACGCCGCGCTTGATGGGCAGCGTCAGCTTCCATTTGCGCCGCGCGGGCTTTGATCTTTGCCCACACATCCATCTTGTTGGACGAGAAGAACAAGCCTTTTAGCTGTTCTTCAAATTCACGGGCCTGCTCAAGCGCCATCTCAAGCTCAAGCGCCTTACCCATCGCCGAGCCTTTAAACCCGCCTTGCTTGGCGGTGGCTACAACCTGGATGGCATCTACCTTGGCATCAAAGTATTTGCCCAGCACAGGGCCGAGACTGGCTACGTCGTTAGCGGTTTGTGCTGCCTGTTTGACCAGTTTGATCGCAGACTGGACAGCATCTAGCGCGGCAAATGGGTCTATTGGGATCATTTGTCAACTTTATTGTCCAGCTTGTCGAAAATCTTGCCCAGCATGTCCTTGATGTCGCGCATGTCGGCGCGGTAGTCATCACGGGTGACGTAGTTCAAGGGCATGTTACGCACATCGTTGTCCAGCCGGTCGATGGCTAAGTAGATGCGGTTTAGTGTCCAGCCGCCGAAGAAGCCAGCAATCGCCACGGCGATGTTGAATAAAACTTGGTAGTCCATTATCGTGCCAGTGCGTTAAGATTTTCTGACTCCGCTTTGGGTGAAAGAGCGTTTGCCGACAGGCCCAAAGCATTTAGTTTAGTGGCGCTTAATTGATCTTTTGCTTGACCCAACGCCCGCAACACTTCGACGCGCTCGGATGCGGGGACTTTTTTCATTAAGTCAACAAAACTGGTGCCGGATTTAAAGCCGTTTTCCAGCTCGCCCATGACCTTTTGATTGAGTCGACCTTCCAGAATTTTAAGCATCTGATTAGCCAACGTCACTTTGACGCTCATAAAGTCAGGCAATCGAACTTTGGACTTGTTAGAGTCCATAATGATTTTCATGGCCTCAGCGCCAGCTTTAGTTTGCGATGCAACCCGCGCGTCGCGCATTAGTTCTGATTCAACTTCGCCGACCACTTTCATTTGACTAGGTGACAATACTTGACTCAACTCGCCGTAGCGCGGTTCGCCTGTTGCTTTTTTAAGCAACGCTTGCTCGCCACGACCCATCGCCGTCATAAACGGTCCAGCACGTTCGCCAACGCCCAAAGGCGCGGCAAGCACATCTTGCATCGCACCAAGAACTTTGGCTTGATTAACTGGCGTAGACGTGGCTGCAAACACTTGTTGCGCTTGCTGATAGCCAGGTAATGCTTTTTCGACGTTGCTTTTGACGTCCAACAAATTTTTAACGATAAATTTATTATCTTTGGTGGCAATCAAATCTTTAAGGTTGTCCAAAACGGACGACACTTGTTCAGCAGTTGTGCTGGCCTCAAGACCGGATTTGACTTGATTCAACGCCGAAGTAAGTTTGACGTTGCCTGGATTAGATTCCAAAATCTTGTCTATGTTTTGAACAAGTGGCGCAGTTGAAACGACAGTCGTTGGTTGCGTAGCAGCCGTATAAAGTGGTGTAGCCGCATTCCCGCGCATCGCTTGTGCAGTTGCTAGGTCAGGCGTTACAGCTTGCAGATTCGCCATTCTGGCGGCTTGTTGCGCTTCACGTACAGACTCAGCCGCACCAGGCGCGGTTCTGGCCTCAACCATCTGACCCAAATACTGCGCTTGTGGTGACATCACATCCGACAAGGCTTGGCGAACAGTGGCAGTGGGGGGCGCGTTTTGAAGCGCGGTTTGTGCGGCCAACAGATTTTGTGGTGCGCGGCCTTCTTCAGTCAAAGCATTGCGAATAATATTGCCTGCACGAACAGCAGGACGTTGACCTTGCATAGCATCCATAGCATTGCCAATCGCTTTGCTGGTCAATGCCGTGCCGTATCCCGCAGCCGTGACGATAGGAGCAACAGGATTAGTGTATGTTGCTGCGGTAGAAAGTGCTTTAGACGCGGCGGGCGCGGCGCGGCTAGTGACTGTTGCACCACCAGAAAGAAGCGCAGACAAATCCGCAGCCGCGCCGACAGGATCGGTCGCAAAAGTGTTTTTGATGCCTTCAATACTGCCGTATCGGTCTTTGTACATGCCGCCCACAGCGTTTGCTGCTTGTACCGCGCGCTGCGCGGCTTGAGGATTGGCATCAAACTGGTTGACAAAATCAACAACTTTTTTAGGCAACACGTTTTGCAGCGTACCAGCACCGATGTCCAGCAAACCTTTGACCGTTTGAACTGGGCTTGTGACGGCTTCGTACAAACCACCAACCAAGTTTTGCGCGCTTGGCATTAAATTGGCAAGTGCTTCGCCAGGAACATCTGACCAAGCGCGGCGCGGGCCAGGGACACCGCCGCCACTTTCCATTTCAAACCCAGGCGGCAACTTTACGCCGGTGGACCGAGACGCAGGTTGTTCAAGTTCAAATCCAGGTGGTAAAGCCATTACTTAGCTCCTACTGGTTTCCAAGTGTTGCCGCCGTCAGTAGACTGAATGCGCTCGCCTGTTTTTGGATTTACTGCATACATCGCAGGCGGTGCTTCTGTACGTTTAGGTACTTGAATAGGTTGCGTAGAAAGGCCAGTGCCTTCAATTGCTGATTTAGGCATTTGCTGGACACGTGTGTTCCATGTAGTAGCGCTGCCTTCAGCGGCTTTGCGCGACAAACTCGCAAGTCTTTGCAATGTTTGCGCGTTAAGCGTAATACGCCCGCCTTCAGCATCTTGCAAAAATTGCAAGTCTTTATCGGTAAAACCTTGACCAGTGCCAAGACCAGAAGATTTAACTGCGCCCAAAGTGTTTTTCGCCAAACCGGAAATAAGACCTTCGGTGTTTGCAATCTTGTCGTCATTGCTTGCGCCGACGACGTTCAATGCGCGAGCCACATTCAATTTAATATCAGCCGCAGAACCAGTAAACACGTTGCCTTGTTTGAGAATGTCTAGCACTTGGTCAGCATTCGCGGCCAGCTCAGGCGCTCTTTCCGCAGCAGTCATTTTGGCAATGTCAGTATCTGCCATTTTGCTTGCAAATTGTTCGCCATATTTCTTTTCTGTGCTGACATTAACCGGCACGTTGACAGTAGTGCGCGGCGCGTGCAATGTTTTGAAATCCGCAAAAGTACCGCCATAGCCGTTCTTTTTGGCGTACTCAAATTCTTGCACCGCAGTCGGAGGCAATTTATCTTTGACTCGTTGTTCAAGTGATTTAGCAAGATCATGCTCACCAATCGCATGAAGTTGATCAATCTTGCGGTATGTGTTTTCAATGTCGTTTGCTACCGGCGTGCCAGCCGCCACAGGCGTTGCAGGCGCCAACGCATTGCGGGGCATAACCGGCGTATACGCGCCAGATGGTTTAGCGGCTAAAGCATTAACTGGCGCGCTTGGCTCCATGCCGTACATACCAGTACCCAAAGCATTTTCAGTTGGCACGGGAGCAGCAACAGGTTGGCGCATCAAAGACGGCGCTGCAGAAGCAGCAACAGGCGCTCCACCACCAAGAATATTAGCCACGCGATCTTGACGATCTACGGCTTGCAAACCTTTAATTCCAATATCCATAAAATGTGGGATACCAGATTTCACCATTTCTTGAAAATTTAAACGCATGTCCGGCGATTTACCGTTTGCGATAAATTGCTCTTGCATTTTTACTAAGGCTTCACGTTCGCGCTTTGCTTGCTCAAGCTGCATTTGCGCTGACTCTTGTTGCAAAGCAGCGGTTTTAACTTGCTGTTGAGCCATTTGATTACGCAACGCTTCGTCTTGACCGCGTTGGACACTGCTTGCAATTTCAGCAGGCAGGTTTTGGTTTAAGAGGCCAAAATTAAGTTGTGCCATGATTAGTCCTTAATACCCGCCGCTTGCAATCGCGTATTCTTGTTGAGTCATATTAGTGCCAGGTGAGTTACCCCCGTACAAACTACTAAAACTAACTGGACTTCTACCGTAAGCGCTGCCGATACCTGACAAAGCTGAACCGTAAGCATTCGCGCCGACCATGCCTGCGTTGCCAACGTTAACGCCTTGATTGATCAAAGCATTACCAACTGAACTTGCGTAATTCTGACCGGCAGCGCCAAGTTGGTTAACTGATGTTTGGCCGACGCCAGCCAAAGACTGAAGTGGATTTAACCGTGCGTTACGCTCGGTTTGATAACGATTGAATGCGTTGGTGTATTCATTAGATGCTAAATTTTGTGCGTATTCTTGCGCCCCTTTAAGTGTCTGTCCAGACACTAAGCCGCCCCGAGCGCCTGCGGCGTGGCCTAATTGTTTCAGTCCTTCTTGCAGTCGGAATTGATATCCAGGGTCTTGCTGAAACTGATTCATGCCGAATGGCGTGTAATTTGTCGCCAACGGAGTCAGCGCATTTAGCGCAGTTACGCCCGCTTCGCGAAAAGGCCTTTGTTGTTCTTGTTGCGCTAACCATTGTTCGCGTTGCAGTGCCGTAGCTTTATCCGTAGCGCCAGCAGTCGTATTCGCGGCGTTTTCTGCGGCATTGGATGACATGCTCGCGCCAAGCAAACTGGCGGCGGCGGGGACAATAAATGACCAAGGCATAATTTACTCCTGAAGGCACTGGGCCAGTTCTCGGGCTTGCGTTTCATCGCCAGCCACTATTAACACTTCATCAATCTCGTCTGTATCTGTACAGTCGGTGGCGTGAATGCAATACCACACAACGTCTGTGAGCGATTTTACGCCATGATGCTTATTTGCTTCAATGGTCAAACAAGCTGGCGCGTGGACAATTTTGCGCTCGTCATCGACCATCAATTCAATTGAACCGCTGGCAAGAACCGACAAATGGTCAAACTTGTGTTTATGCTGCACAAGAACATGCCCCGCTGGTATGCGCGTTTCTTTGGCGTATATGCCAGCGCCGAAGTGATGTTCAATCATTTGTTATTCCAACAGCAAGTTGTTATTCGATGCAGCTTGCATAATGACCCAATTCGTGCCGTCAGACACCATTGTCGCCCAATTACCGGCAACTGCCAAGAGGATCGCTGTGCCTGCCGCCGTGCCGTCAATCGGCACTACGTTAGATGACGCCGACACCAGCAGTTGCGGCTGAATGTTCTTAAACGTCAACTGGCGTCCGGCATAGGACGCCGCTGCCGGTAACGTCACCGTACAGGTAGAGCCTGACTTGTTGTTGATCAGCCAGTAGTCAGTTGCTGCAACCGTGAAGTCAGCCGTCTTGGTCACCGGCGCTGTGCCAGCCGATGCCTTGTTGTTAAACGTATTCCAGTCAGTTGATGTCAAATAGCCGTTTGTCGTGGCGTTGGCCGCAGGCATACTGATGGCAGGCGTTGCCCCGCCTGAGGACACCACCGGCGCTGTACCTGTCACCGACCGGACACCCGTGTTGGCAATCGAGATTGTGCCTGGCCCGTTGGTTACCGAAATGCCAAGACCGGCGGTCAACGTATTTAAAGTATATTCGCCAAGATTACCGATCAACAACTGGCCGTTGGTGGGCAGCGTACCGATGCCCGTGCCGCCGTTGATGATCGGTGTAATGCCTGTGCCTGCACCTGTAATTGAATACAGGTTGTATAGGAACATATACCACTCGCGTGTGATTTTTCCCGTGCGCTCATCAATGAGATCGACACGGGGCGCGGTGATTTGGTTAGTTGTTGTCGCCATTACGCATTGGTGCCCGAGATCAGCAGTTCAGCGCCCACGATGTCAATCTTGACCGGATCAGTGCCGGAGATTTCGTAAACACGGTCGCGCAGCTTGAGCGTCATGCCCAGCCGTCGCCAAAAGACTCGGCGGTAGTACTGGCCGATCTTGCCCATCTGGGACCAATGCTCATTAGACCATGTGTGACCGCCATCGTCAGACCAGCGCAACATAACCTCGGGGTCGCTACCTTGGCCCAAGTTCAGGCCGGTGCCCGACTCGCAATTGAGTTGCAGGCTGTGCTGCGCGGTGCGCTTCCAGTTGTTTTGGCCTTGAGGCAGCGCACGCCATGAACGCAGCCACTTTTGGGGTTGGCCGTTGTCAGCGTAGGTGTTCAAGTCCAGCGTGTAGATGTTGCCGTTCTCAAAGTCACCCACGATGATGTTGCCGCCGAAGTTGCACTGGCAGTTACTGCGGTGACGGGTAAACGCGCCATTAACCCAACCAGCACGCTCATGCCAGGCTTGGGTCGCCACATCGTAGACCCAAGTGGCGTTAGCCGATGGGAAGGTCAACACATAGAAGCTGTGGCCTTCTTCTTGGTAGGTGTAGGCCAGCGCGTCTGCGATGTTGCCGTACTGCGCGATAGCGTACTCAACGGCGTGCGTAGACACGCGAGAAGCCGCATAGCCCTGCGCCCGATAGACGATGCCCTGACCGCGAGCGTCTGTGCCCAGCCAGAACAGCGTGTTGTCCAGTTTGGCGACAGAGAACGCCGCCACGCAACCGACCTCGTTAAACGCGCCTTGGATGTTGGTCAGCGGGAAGTTAGCCAGACCGGCGTTGTACCAGACTTCAACCGAATCCGTGCCGAACACCCACAGCTGGCGGTGATCCACGTTGATAGCCACCACGCCGTCAGGAGAGCCGTCAGCAGACGCGAAGTCTAGGGCGTTGAACACTAGAGGGTAGATGTAATCGCCGTTGGCTGGGTTGACCGTATCCACGCTCCAGATACGCTGACTGTTTGGCTCGTTGAACACAAACAGGTTGTCGATGTAAGCCACCGTTACAGCGCCGGGGAAATTGGGATCTGTGATGGCGTCAAACTCGCCTGTAGGCTCGTAATACGTGTAGCTGGGGCCGTTGCAAGCAAAGAAGATCACAGCGCCGTTATCGGCGATTGAGACAGGGCCAGTGCCCGACACATCGCCGATCTTGGTGGGCGTGGCAGTCGTGCCGGTCAGCTTGTAGACCTCAGTGCCCGACACCACATAAAAGTCGCTGCCGTTGGTCTGGTGCGCCCACAGCCCACGGATGGGGCCAGTGCCCACGGTCTGAAGGAAGTTCAAGCCTGGGGCGCGGTTTAAGAACGCTGGCTCTACGCCGCCTTCGGGCACAATCTCGGGAAACAAGTTGATCATCCGCGCATCCGCAGCATTGACGCTGCGAGCGACATAGGTGCTGCCAAGGATGGGCGTCTTCATCAGTAGTTACCGGCGTAGATGTTAAAGCGTTGGCGGTTAGCCACCAGCGCGTATGGCAGTGCCATCACATCGTCAGGGTTGTTGATGCGCTTCAGATCGCGCTTGCTGGTCATGGCAATGCGAGTCACCTGTGGGCTTGGCTCGACACCAAACTCAGGCGCGATTTCCATTGCCAAGTTGTACGTGAACGCACGCAGATAACCTGGTGGGTAGTACATGACCGTGGACAGATCGGCAGGCCGATCCAGTTCTTCCACCGAAATCATGTGCCATTCCAAGTCTTGCGTAGGCTTGGGATAGACAGTCAGTGTGATGTCAGGAAAACCCATGTTAACCCAGCACACTTGCGGATAAGTTGAGGTCACAGTTTTAACTGCGATGCCGTCGTACTGCTGCTGGTTAATGAACTTGATGCCATACGACACGCCGTTTGGCGCTTTGTAATACGTAGCATCGTCCATCAAAATCGGACGGTTACCAATGAAATCGCCCGATGGGCCAAGCGTGCGGCTAATGAAGCCAGCAGGCCATGTGTAGACCTGATCTTGGGTAACGAATGTGGAGAGGCGCTCAGTATTCCAGCTGTCAATCATCTGATTGAGCGCCATCAGCGAGTCTTGTGCAACTGATGCAGACGGTGTTTCACCTTCGGCCAGCACGCCGAGCAGCCTAAGTGCCCGATTGATTTGTTCGCCAGCGGTGTACGTGGTCATGCTCAGACTCCTTCAGTTTCACCTTTGCGGGTGTATTTGCGCTTCGCAACAAGTGTGTTGGCCGCTTCTTCGGGAGCCGAAGGCGTATCTGGATTGTAGCGCACCCAGCCATTTTGTTCATCCGCTTCTGCCTCTAAGTGCATCGTTGCGACCTTAGCGCCGTGGAGAGGGTGTGTGAGGTAAATAACCATGATTTTAAAAATGGGGGTGATTAGCCCCCATTTAGTTTAGCTTGCGCTGTGGATGATGCAATAGTTGATCACAACAGCTTCGGACAGCGTGCCGCCCGAAATGTTACGCAATGTAATGCTGACAGAGCCAGTAGACAGCGAGTTGGCAAATACGTTGTATGAGCCAGGAGTCGTTTGACCACCAGAAATTGTCAAAATCACAGTGTCGTTAGCGCTAATCAAAACGTTGTTCAAAGTGAACGTGGCATTCGTAGCTGTGGTCAACGAAGCGTTGTTCATTGTGATACGACCGGCAGATTTGTCCAGCGTGACCGCTGTGGACTTGCTTGTCAGTTGAGTCACAGTACCTTGAGCAGCGGCAGAGTAACCGATTTCTTCGGTTGCGTACATTGTGCTGAATTCGGGATCCAGATATGCAACGCCAGTAGCTTTGGTATTTGACATGATATTCCTTTAAAAACGGGGGCCGAAGCCCCCATTATTTACTTCAAGAATGCCGAGTAAGCAGCATCACCAGTCTTCACGAAACGGTATGTGTAGGAACCGAAACGTGGAACGGTAACAGAGCCGAAGATCGTGATACCAGTGCCTGCTGTGACAGGAACGGTAGACGATGCGCCGCTGTTGTTGTTGTTGCAAATGGTCAATTCAAAAGCTGAACCAACTTTTGCGCTAGGGATGGCTGCGTCAAGCAACGCTGCGGTGGGCAGAGTCACGGTCAATGTAGCGTCCGTAGCTTTTGCACAAACAACCAAACCAACTACAACTTGAGCAGCAGTCAGGGTGGTGTCAGCAGTCAAGCTGGTGGGGATAGTTTGTACGGTCAGTTGGGCTTCCAGCAAGTTGCCGTCGCCAATTTGATAACCGCCTGCGCCGTTAGGGAGTGCCATGATAATTTTCCTTAAAAAAGATTAAACGATGAAAGGGGCCGAAGCCCCGTTTCAAATTAGCCCCACAGACGAACGCCCATTTGTGGACGGATCGTGCTGTAACCATACAGAACGTCAATACGGCAAGGCATACGGTCGTTGTTGATGTCGTACTGACGCACAACACGCAAGCTGATACCGTTGTGCACAGCGCGAGCAGCCATGTCAACACCTTGTGGCAACAGCAAATCAGCAGTTGCGAAGGTGATGGCATCTTTGTGGTACACCAAGTTTTGAGCGTACTGAGTAGATGCAGCGCCCACGAACACCACAGCCTTGCCAGAAGCAGGGAAGCTGTCCACGGTAGCCAAAGCATTGGCGGCAGTGTAGATAGGAGCCACAGTGATGTTGCCAGCGCCGGAGCTGTCCAAGGTAGTTGCAGCAGTAGCAACGAACTGGAACAACGAACCGGTGGATTCACGGGTCTGTGGGTTCACAGCGTAGCAGTCAGCCACAGTGAACACATCGCCGATCTTAACCACGCCAGCGTTACCAGCGCCAGTGATAGCGATGGTGGTAGCGCCTTGCGAAGACACAGAAGCAGACAAAGTGCCGCCGGTAGCAGTACGCGAACCGGTGGTGAACTGCTTGATCGATTGAGACATGTTGATCTCGTCAAAGCCCAACACGCCAGTGCCCATCATGCCGTTCTTGAACTGCTTGCTGATGGTGTCGGTGGGGTTAAACAGACCTTTCATGCCTTCAACCAAACCAGCGTTAGCGGCAGGGTTGACGGTAGCGTAACGTGGAGACATCACGGCAGCGTTCTCGTTCAGCTTCTGCTGGGCTTGCAACAGCACCAAAGAAGTCGAAGGAGTGGTGCCAGGTGTACCAACGCTGTTACCAATGTTCAGATAAGCGTTAGCAACGTCAGCGTCGATGCTGGAGGCCAGCTGGCTGATACGAGGCTTCAACACACGCTCTGCGAAGTCATCCAATTGCATGGTCAATTCAGCAGATGTGAAGTTGACACCGATGTGCTTTTGGCTGGCAACGGTCAAGGTGGTGTACTGTTCGTTGTCGTCCTGAACTTGCAGGGCAGCACCGTCAGTCACCAGGGCGCGGTCGGGCAAACGGATACGCAGTGTAGAGCCGATCTTTGCGCCTTCAACAGCGAAAGAATCGTCATACTGACGGTTCACGTTACGGGTCAACACGAGGTTGTTTTCCAAGATCTCCAGCGATTTGCGGGTGATCATGTCAATGGTCAGAATACTGTTTGACATCTCAAAAGTCCTTTAAAAAATTTAGCGGTTCTGCGATTGCAGCTTCTTAATCTGCCGTGCACGTTCAGCTTCAATCCACTGCGAGGCCGTCATGCTTTTGATGGAGCGAGGGTCCGTAGTGTCAAGTGCTGGCGCTCCAGCGGAGCGTGCAGTAACAGGAGAAATCGGCGCTGGCGCAGATGTTGTCTTTTTGACCGGGGGCGCTGAAACCAATTTGGCTTCAATTTTCCCAATCTCTTTCGCCTGACTCAAGGGCGACATGCGCGAGATACGTTCCGCTTCTTTAGGGTTAGAGCCGAGATAGTACGCTAACTCAGGCCCAATCTCGGAAGACTGGATCGTTTCAGCCATCACGTTCGTGACTGGAAGTTTGGGGTTGTAGGCGACTTGTTCAAAATCGTCGTACTTATTCCGTGCTTCTTCCTCAAGATCGTGGTAGCTCTCAAGAACAGCTGATTGCTGCTTCGCGGCTTCACGCTTGGCGATCAGTTCTTCGGCTTTCTGATAGGCCAATGCTTCCGCATAGGCTTCAGGGCTTTCAAACTGGTCAACAGACGATGCTGCTGGCGCTTTCACGATTTGCGTTTCCGCAGACCGTTGTGCTTGCTCTCGTTCCCACTTACGTTGCTCTCTTGCGAGGCGTTTGCCGATCATCGCGTCAATTTCAGCTTGGGAGTATTTTTTCTCCTCAGCCTGCTCAACTTGATTCTCAGCGACTTCCGGCGTACTTTCAGCAACTTCAGGTGTGGCCGTCACATCCGTGGTTGGCGCGGAGTCTACTTCCGCTAGGGCTTGGACTTCTTCAGTCATGTTTTCTGAATCCTAAGATTCCTCGGTCAACCTGGCCGATACGGTGTTTTCAGCATTATGCTGGAATTTGGGCCTGTTGTGCGGCTTCGTAAGCAGCAATAACTTCAGGCGTGTGAATAGATGCGGCAATTGCTTGCACTTTGGCGTCTTCAGCACTTACGTCAGCGCCGGGGACGACAACGTGGCGGTGAAACTTGCTGCTGATTTCAACTCCATTTTCATTGATGGTAGTTTTGACGCGTACTTGAATGCAGCCGTTTTCAACAACTTCAATCAGATCAACAAGCGTAATTTTTTCAAGAGCCATGATATTTCCTTGTTTCCAGCCTGACCATCCAATCAGGCATTAAGGCTGGTGGGCCGCACCAGTACGGTTTAACAGTCAGTTGCGCCAGCAAATTCTGGCAAAGTTTTTAAGTGCGTGTAGGCTTGGGCGATAAAATTTTGACCATCAAGATTTGGAACAAAATTATATTGCTTATAGTTTATTGCATCTGTTGCCGCGGATGCTTTGAACGCAAGTGAAAAACCAACTCCTGTTTTGTCGCCAGAAAACTCAGTTACTTTTAAATAACCGTTGTTTACTGCAATTCCACAATGCTCAAAAGTTTGTTTTAGTGCCATAATTTACCCCAAAGTAATGGTTGTTCCTGAATCATTTTTGTAAAACAGCACATTTGTGCCGTCAAATGTGATCATTGACTTTAAAGCACTGTTTGAATTTGTGCCGTCGCTTAATGAATTGTTAAGCCCACCAACAAACCAACCAGTCCGATCAAGAAAATAAAGACCCTTGTTTCCGTTAAACCCCAATAATGCAGGTTGATTCATATCTGAGGATTTAAAATTTTGAATATAATCAAGTTTATTTCCTGTTGCCATTGCGGGTGTTTGAACAGCAGTTCCAGCAAGGGTATAGGTAGAATATAAATATGTAGACCCTCTCACAGCGTTATTATTAAATTTAATCTGCTGCCCAACAAATGAACTTTGGTCGTTAATGACCAGTGCGGCGTATGTATTTACTACCGTAGAGCCGCTAAATCCAGTCTCAGTAAATGATTTTCCGGTAAAACTATTCCCGCTAATGTCAATATTACGAACAAGTTGATTAATAACAAACACGCCGATTTTTGCACCGGAAACTGAGTTATCGCAAAAACTTATGTTTTCTTGTTCAAATAAAGGGAAAAGAGTGCTTGACCCACTTGTATAAATACGGAATGCTATTTGATACAGACCAGTAGACGCTGCTGTAGATGGGAATTGAATAGTGTTTCCACGTATAGCAATATTACGCATTGTGTCGTTGGTAGTAAACCAAGGACGTCCAGATGAATAAGTTTCTAGGCCATCACTGTCAACAGCAATTACAGCAGAAGATGAAAGCGATGCAATAGTTTCAGGAGCGTAAATTGTATTACCAACCACATTAACATCAAATGACGGTATGACAATTCCAATTGGTAACGCATGGTTAGCAAATACGTTCCCAGTAATTTGTATGTTGCGAGATCGGCTATTAACTACCTGGTACGCGCAAATTGCTGGCGCATCGGTATAAAAATAATTGTTACAGACATCAACGTCGACACCTGCGGCATAAACGGCGTGTTCAGATGAGTTGTATACATTATTATTGTTAAACTGCCATCCACGACCACATCGCTTTACAACACCAATGCTTGATGTCCATGTGTCTGTTTCAACTTGAGTTGGGATTGCATAAGTACCTTCACCCGCTACGCAGTCATCGCACCACTCAAAATAATTACCAGAAACTTCACAAAAATCAACACCTGACCACACCACTGCGTGGAGAACATTTCGGCTTACGATTGCGTGTGCAACGGCAATACAATTATTGTTGATAAATTTAGCGTTGTAGTTTTTTGTGGTGTTATAGTTTTGATTGTTGGCGTAGTCAAACTCAATTGGCTTTTGATAGTAGATAACTGCTGAATCAATGTTGGTAAACAAATTGTTTTGCACAACCAAATTCTTGGTATTTTTAACTTCTATAGCGTTTCTGAAGTCGTGTATTACACTGCCACCAATAGAATGCTGTACGTTTTCGCCGATAAATTGCAAATCACAAACAACAACGTTTTCAGTTGCTGCCGCTACATTGCTGTCCGGAGTTCCAATAAAAACAATTGGGTACGCCAAACCGTAAGTACTTATATCAGTATCAAAACGGCGAAGTTTAGTGCTGTTCCCAGCACCAACCAAACTGATATTACTGTTAACAACTTTAACACCCCAGCGGTCATTTGTGCCAACATTACGCGCGATTCTATAAATGCCTGTTGGGAAAAACACTGTGCCGCCAGTTGCTGCTAGGCTGTCGATTGCGGCTTGAATTGCTACGGTGTCGTTTGTTGTTCCATTACCAGTCGCGCCAAAATCCCTGACATTAGCAACAGCGCCAGTGATCATTGAATAGGAGACTTTTGTCAGAGCCATAATCTATCCTTTTAAGCAGAAATATAAGAGATATTTAAAAGAAAAATCTCTCTTGGATAGATTACGTTTATGATTGAAGTCCCATCATATTTATATATCCGTGTTACGCTAGTTGAGTTAAATACAAGACGTCCGGTACAAGCAATGCCTGTAGCAAAAGTTTCTCTAATAAAAACAGGCGCGTATTCAGTTGTATTTTGCGAAGTAAAAGGTAAACCGTTAACAATTAAGTCGCCGCTTGCTGTGCCAAAATTTGTAATATCTATAAGTGCAATACAAGTAACTAACTTGCCAACTTTTACATAGCTTCCAGAAGATGTGTACGTTGTAATTGAACCAACTGAAGCAGCGGGCACAGGTGTCCAAGTGCCTTCTTCATAGCTAGATAAAACAGTACCAGAGCCAAATTGAATACTTGTTGCACCGACAGCACGACCAGCAGTTAAATTGGCAACTGAAACTTTAACGGTTGCACCTGATTGCACAATTGGCAATACTTCAGTACCAGCTAAAGGTGTAGTTGACGCCGTTAGTGCAGAGATTTTTTTGTCAGCCATGATCTATCCCTTAATAATATTGGAATTCAATGACAGAGGTCAAAGGAGGTGCTTGAGAAAACGTAAACGTCGATCCGGCAAGAGTGTACGTGTTCTTGTTTTGGTACACGCCGTTAATATAAATGTTTGTCTGATAGATGCTAACTGGCGTAGTGGGCATACTAAAAACCGTCAACACACCATTACCAGTACCGTTCACAATTTGTATGTTCGCAGGGTTGAACGCGCCAGTAATGTTGTCGTAGGTGGCAATCAAAACATCAGTGGATGTCTTTAGCACAAACTTGTACTGCACGCCGTTGGCCAACCAAATCTCACCGCTGTTGGGCACGCGCCCAGCTGCATTCAGCACGATGGGGTTAGGGTGGGTCGTACCACCTGACACGGAAGTGTATGTAGCCGCAGGGGTTGTCGTGCCTGCAAGGTATGTGTACAGCTTACCGCCGGTCAGGACTGAGCCGGTGTCAGTGAAGAACTGAGCAGCGACACCGGCGGCAGGAGAAAGAAGAACCGTTGCCATTTAGGTCACTCCAAAAGAATTTGACCGCCGTCCTCTTGGACGAGATTGTCGCCATTTTCGCACAGCAAGTTGCCCACCGAAGCACCGCTATCACGGGTGCCCGTAAATAGCGTAGCAATCCCACCAAGTCCAAGACCCAGTGCGTTACGGAGGGCGACACCGAAGCTCATTGCTTATTAATCGGTTTGCAGTAGATCGAACCAGCGTCAGCCACTTGGATCGCGCTCACGCGCCAAGGTGCGCCGGTGCCCATAGGCAGATAGAACGGGATTGGGGTGTACGCAGGGATCGGGGTGCTGGCGGTGGTTGCCACAGCCGCAGGGCCAATTTCGACATAGCATGGAGTCGTAGACCAGATCACCACACCTTCAGGACCAGGATTCCAGTCGGAAGTGTTGCCAGCAGTGCCGGTGTAGGACGCTGTACGGCCAGGAAAATCGGCCTTTGATAGTGGGTTGAGAAGTTCCATGATGATCCTTATGCCAAGAATTTTAACTTGTACAGCGTGCGGAGATAAATTTCAATGATGTTGTCAATCAACTGTTGCAACGACATATCGGTCCGGTCAACCACATCGTACCTAGCAGCTTCAATCTGTGCGAGTGAGTCTTCCAAGAATTCGATAATGTTAGCCGTTTTCTTGGCCGAATGCAAAGTAATCGGGCCAATTAAACCATGACGGCCTTGATAGGACTCAGCAAAGTCATCAGCCGCATCAATGATGCGGTCATAGAAAATGTTGAGCGCCGTGTGCTTGGAAAAACTGCGGGTGTTCAAATGAACGGAATGGGCGACATCCCGAGCCAGAAACAACAAACCTAAAAAATCAGCGGCTTTCATTGTGGCATTCCTTGTGGTGCGTATTCAGCGCTTTCGGGCATCATCTCATTCTGTTCACGGCCAGGCATCTCGCCAACCAGATCGCCAGAGGTAATCATGCCGTGGACCGTGCCCATAACAATGTCTTGAATCTGCTCTGGCGACATAGATGCCTGCACTTGAGCCAAACGCTTGGTTTCGGCCTCGTATGCCTTGACCTGAGCTTCAAAGTCCTTGCGCTCCATGTCTTGCATTTCGATGGATTTGCCCACGTTTTGCAACATCTGATGCATCTGCTCCATCTCTTGACCCATTGCCTGCATCTGCATTTGAGCAGCCTGCAACGCTGGGTCTTCGTTAGCATCTGACAAGAGCTTAGGATCAATGGTTTTCTGGAACCGCTTTGCCATTTCTTGAGCACCGGGCCAGTCCATGTTCTTGACAAACAAGTCACCGGCCACAGACCACAGCTGGGGATTACCCTGCAACAGTTGTGCCATTGCTTCAAGTGCCGCTTGACGCTTGGTCGCGTAGCCTGGGCCGGTGGTCGCCACAACATCGTACTTGCCGACGCCTGGGTTGTAGATTTTCTCAATCACGATGCCTTGCTGGTCAACGATTTTGTTGACTGGCTCGGGCTGATCGGGGTTGATCTTGACCATCTTGGTTTCGCCGTCTTCACCAATGATTCGGGCGATGCGCTGAGTGTCGTAAATTTTAGGAATCAGGTCCACCAGTTGACGGGCCACATGGCGCACAGCACGGGTCAGGTTGTCACCATAGTGATAGGTGCCCACATCGCCCTCACGCTGACGCGCAAGGATGGCTTTGCCCGAACGCTCGTTGGAACCCATGCCCAAACTGGCGTTGTACTGGCCTGTGGTGGATTTGATGTCTTCAGACGCGCCTGCCTTGGCCTGTAGAAGGCCCGTAGAGGCCATCGGAGGCTGGGCACGCTGGGGTAGTGGCAGGATGGAGCCAGAACCGTCTGTAACGTCTGGATTGACCTCTAAATAGGGCCAATTGTTTGTGTTAGCGGTCTTCCATTTGTCTTCGTAGCCTTCAAACTGACCGCCGTAGCCGATAAACGGCGCTTTGGGGGCCAAGGCCAGCATTTCGGCCTCTTGGGACACCCAATAGTTGTACATGCGCTGGGCATCTTTGGCATTACGCACCAAGCCTGACACGTACAAACGGCCATCGACCTCAAATTCGTTGCCAACAACACGAATAACGGGAATCCACTTGCCAGCCCACTCTTTTTCTTCAAGAATTTCGTAGCCGTTGATCTTGCAATACTTCACCCGAGGGCGCTCGGACACCCGATTGCGCTTGGGTTTGCCAAACATCGCCCGTAAAGCCTTGTCTTCCGGCGTGCTTTCAAACGCGGTTTGATTGCCAGGGTACAAATTCAGGGTGGCTTTGTCGTAGTCGATGTAATAGTACCCTGCAATACGCACGGTGTCTTCATTCAGCCAGTTGCTGATCGACTGATCGCCCACGCCAAGCGACTGCAAGGTCGAAATAGGCGCCGCATCGGGGTACTGGCGCTCGTATTCGGCTTTTGTCAGGTCTTCGGTGATAAAACACCACTTGGCATCCGCGCCAGTGGGGTCTTGAATCAGTGGGTCCATGTAGACCGAGAAGCTGTTACGCACACGGCCAATCTTGATGTCCTGATCGAACGTGTTTTCGTCGCAATACTCGGTCATCAGGGTGATGTAACCCTCACCGTAGGACACCTGATTCTCGCAGGCGGTGTCATAGGCCACATCAGCGTCCGAGATGTACTCGATGTGCCGAATCATGCCGTTGAAAATGTCTGCCACTTCGATGTCGGCGTTGTCATCCACAGGGATGACCTTGGCCCCAGGGCGATTTTGGCGCATGTCGTTGGTGACTTGGCGCACATGTTGGGGCAGTTTGTTGATGGTCAGCGTTGGACGGGCGTTGATGGTCTGCCCTTGAACCGCGCCACGGGTAGCCAGTACGTCAGCAGGCCACTGCCAGTGGTTGTCGGGCGAGCCAGCGTAGAAACGCAAGTCGTCGATCTCATCCTCACGGGACTCGGCCAGCGCCGATACGGCCATATCCAGACGGGCACGCGCAACGGTCAGAATATCTGAGTCGCTTTTTAGTGGTTTGCCACCGGCAGCTACGTTAGCTGCGGCGACTATTCCGGTTGGATCAGCCATTAAAGACCCCTAAAACGTGAGGTTCGCGCATGACTACATAGTCCTTGCGGTCATAAGTGAATTCTTGCCCTACGTCGAAGTATACGCGATCTCCGACTTTTAACGTAGTGCAGTCAGGTCCGGCGGATAGTACCACACCGGTGCCTAATTTTTCACCAACCGGCAGTTCCAAAAATGCGTGCTTTTCAACATCGCGCTCAATCAGCAAGCAATTTTGTAAAGCACGAAGCATCATTTTTTCTTGATAATCTTGTTGGCCTTGGCGTCAATCTTGGCTTTAGACGAGGGCGACAGATTGCCAGCTTTTACCTGCTGAGTAGCGCGTGCCTTGGCATTAACGGCATGGGCTTTATCTGGCATCGGATACGAGCGAGAGCCTGGCATACCAAACTCAGACTTGGGCATGGCCTTACGGGCAGCTGTAGTGACTTTCATTTTTTGGCCTTTGGTTTTGGGGCTTCACGCTTGACAGAGTACGCAATCGCAACTGCCTGTTTCACCGGCTTACCGGCTTTGACTTCAGCGGCTACGTTTTTGCGAAAAGCCGCAGGTGATTTGGATTTAACAAGTGGCATATCAGTCCTTTAAGTGGCTGTGTGGAATATGGCGTAGTTCAAATGCAGCGCCTCAGAATAGGCGTTGTTCGTGATGTTTTTAATCACCACAGTAAACGAGCCGTCAGCGATGGCCGCGATAAACACGTTGTACGCGCCCACAGTGCCGCCCGAAGATACGCTGATCACCACGACATCTTTGGTGCTGACAGTGCTGCAAGTAACCACAAACACAGCGTTTGCGCTTGGCGCAAGTTGAGCGTTAGCCGTGATGATTTGGCCCGATGGCGTATTGATCGTTACGCCGGTCGTTTTGTTGTTCTGCTGCGTTACAGTGTCGTATGCACCAGCGGCATAACCAATCGTGCCTGTGGTAGCGATGTTAGCGGCCTTGACAATATCCGCGCCGATAATGTTCTGGTCTTCGTATGCGACGCCGATTGGTTTAGTGTTAGCCATTATTTCTTCTTCGCAGTTTTAGCCGACTCTTTAAAGTCTTTGGCGGTAGGCGCGTTTTTGCTGCCTGGTTTGTTCATTTTTTCACCAGAGCCAGCCTTGATGCGGGCTTGTTTGGCGTGAATGTTAGCGTAGAGTCCGGGTTTCATAATCAACACTTCCATCGTTTGAGCGCTGCTTTAGCGCGTTCGCCGTCTTTGGCGTTAGCCGCAACGGCACTCATACGGGCGCAAAATGAATCCTTGCGGCCTTGATCTGCTTTGGTCTTTGGATTAGGCGCTGGCGCTTTGAGATGTGAGCCCGTAGCCGCGTTGTACTTCTCGCGGCCTTTGGCTGTCAAGCCTGCGCCTTTGGACACCGGCAACTTCTCGCCTCGACCAACGGATAAAGAAACACTTTTCTTTGTCATGATCCCATCCATCCAGTTGCAACTGCCGCGCGGTCGTAGACTTGGCGGCGCTCGATGCGGGAATTGTACTCCCCACGGCTGGCTACAGGGTACGAAAACGTCAGCGCTATCGCATCCGCAGCATCTGGAGACGCTAAACCACGCGCCTTCATGTCCTTTTTAGACTCCAAGAATATCGATCCTTTGGAGTCCGGCTTCATCATAGGCGAAATCAGATCGGTTTTCAAGAACCTATCATTCGGGATGCTGGCGCTTTTAAGCCATTCGCGCATATCACCCCAAATCTGCGCCCGCATGTTGCCATACATGGCCGGATTCTTAGACTTCCAGCCGAAGTTCACGCCCTTAATCTTGTACCGCTGCTCCTTGAGCCGGTCCACAATCCCCGCGCCCAGCCCGCCCTCGTCGATGAACACCATCGCGGGCTTCCATTCTTCAATCGCCTCGATCACATGCCCGACCACCGTCATCGTGTCGTCGCCCCTGTGCCGGATGATCTTGACAATATCCCGCCCTTGTCTGACCGCGATCACCGTCGCGTCCGCCCCAAACCGTGCGGGGTCCACCCCGATCACTATCGGCGCGCTTGGGTCTTTATACAGTGGCCGTTTCATGGCGTCGTCTACGACCAGGCTTGAAATGAACTGATCATCGCCCGCGTTGGGGAACTCGCCATACACCTCAACGTGCGCTTGTGATGAGTCCGGCCCGTATTCGTCGATGATCTGCTGGTAGACCTGTTTGTCCGTCCCTTCGACCGTGCGCGCGTCCACCACCTTGGTCACCCAAAACTCACGCTTGCTGTGGAACGTCTCGTAGAAGTAGCCCGTATTGCGACGCGGGTTGCTGAACGCCAGCCAAAACCGGTTGGGCGTGTTCTCAGTAAAGAAACCAGCCGTCACCGCCCAGATGGCGTCGTCAATACCCGATGCCTCGTCAAAGATCACCATCACACCGTCGAAGTTGTGCACACCCGCGTAGGCGTCCGGATTCTCAGCCGACCACAGCCGCCCTTCCACGCCCCAGTAGCGCGTGCCCTTCTTCAAATCACGCTCGACCAGTTCGGTCAGCCACTTAGCTGGCATCAGCCGGGTGGCTGAGACTTCAAACCAATGGCTGTTGAGTGACATCGCCAGCCACTTGGTAATCTCGGCCCAGGTGATAGAGCGCAGCTGACTTTCCGAGTTAGCCGACACGATGGTCGTCGAGCCTATCCTGGTGGACAGCATCCAGATGACAATCCACGAAACCAGCGCCGACTTACCGATACCGCGCCCAGATGAGACCGAGTGGCGTAGCGTGTTGAAATCTATCTGGCCTTTGTTCTTCTTAATTTGTTCGGCAATCTCTTGCAGCACCTCGCGCTGCCATTTACGCGGTCCGTCGAAGTTTTCCAGTGGCGTGCCCTGCACGCCCCACGGAAATACGAACTTCACAAACGCCAATGGGTTGTCCTTGTACTGCGGTGCCCACAACCGCGCCATCAGTTCCTGTTCGTCTTCAGCCGAGTAGCGTGTGGTTTGCATCTTGTTTCTTATTTGGCGCTGGCCGTGCGGTGAGCGCGGGGCTGGGTTCGTGGGCTATGACATCCACCACATCAGCGGCGCGGCGTTCGGCTTCGGCGAGAGCGCCGATGATGGAAATACGCTGGTCTACGTCGACAGTGATGGACTGCTTGGCGACCCAGCCGTGGACGTTCTGCAAGATCGCCAGCGAGGCTTTAACGTCGCCCTGCTCGGCGGCCTTGTGCAGTTGCTTGGAGGCGGTCAGCTCGCCATCAGCGCGGCCTTTTTGTTCGGCCATCTCAGCGACGGGGTCCATCTCGCACAACTGACGATAGGCCTTGGGCAGCATTCCAGCCGCCAGGGCTAAGTTGTCGCCCTTCAGCCCGAGCTTGGCGGCGTCGTAGATGCGGTTAAGCACCGCCTCGGTAGCGCGTATCTCGTTGATGACAAGTGGCAGTGAATGAAAACTCATATTCGTATGGCCGCGTGAATGCGTGCGCTCATTGTAAACATAAAGCTAATTGTCAGGCAATTGTTTACGAGTTGCTAAAAAATAAAAAAGTTTTTGCAGACGCTCCGTTACAGCAGGCCCTTTGCCGTCGGCCCTACCCCCTCCCCCTCGCGGCGAATCCTGTGGGTCATGTGGACTGCCCACACCAAACCGCAAACCCTCAGCAGACTGTGGACAATGTGGACAACACGCGCAAAACTGTCAGCCGTCAGTAGTGTGGACAATGTGGACAATGGTGTAGCGGCTCTATGGCGCGGGTGGAGAGGCATCACGCAAAATGCGTGGGTTTAAAACGTGGACACTGTGGACACTCTGGACGCTAGTTTTAAATCGCTCTACCCCATATTGCCTATTTTTTAAGCAGTTGTTTTTTGTAAAGTTAAATATCAATAGTCCACAATATCCACAAAGCAACCCGCAACCAGCATCCATGCCACATCGCGTGTGGGTCACGCTCAACTGTTCACATAGTCCAACCGCTATCCCGCACGTCCACAAACCCCAATCTGGCGTCAAAAGCCTGGAAAAATGCGATCTACCTGGTAAGACCCCACTTTTTTGTCAGGTATTGAAAAATAGTTGTTGACCATGTTAGAAAATCTCTTACAATGGACACATCAACAACCAACAGGAGAATCCACATGATCCACAAAGCCATTCAAACATACCGCTACATTCGCGCGCAGCGGCAACTCAACCCTATCGACGCGTGCACTGACGCGGCGCAGTTTCACGGCGTGAAGGCGCAAGAACTCGCCGCCGCGCTGATCGCCGCTAACATCGACGCGGCGCGGCTGTCACTCATCTAAAAGGAGAAACCATGTTTAAAGTCTACAAACGCAAAATTCACGTTTACCAAGTACGCAACGGCGTGCCCGCGTTTGCGTGGGCAACCAATGCGTATCGCACATGCCGCGATGCCATCGCCGCCGCTAAGGCGCTTTATCCGCACCAACAATTCAAAGCTAACTTTGCGAAGGACTGAATCATGCATCGCTACACCTACAAACCCAGTCAGGAAGCACTCGAAAAGCGCCGTCAGGCGGCAATGGATTATTTAGCCGTGCTTATTTATTCAGCAGCCCTAACGCTCTGCGCGTTGGCCTATTTTGACATCCTCACATTCTGAAAGCCCATCATGACAAACCGCGTAACTGAAAAACAACTGCAAGCCATCGTTGACCGTATTAACCGCATTACAGGTTCACCCCTTGAGCCTTACGCTAACGGCAAGGCCCAGATAGGCAACTATCATTTGAGTCACGCTTACGGCGGCGTTTGCTTGCATCGTATGCACAATGATGGCGGCGGCGTATCGTCGCCACTGTCGGTCGGCCACGTCACCAAACGCGAGCTGGCCAATCTGATGCACGCCTACATCTGCGGATTGAATGAGGTGGCGGCATGAAACGCGCAATCTGTACCACTGATAATTCTGCCTTCAACCTTCACAAGGGTTTGGTGATCGTCTACAAGCGGGTTATTTTCCGCAATGGCGAACACCACTACGTCACGCTGTCCGGTGACCAGTTCCCCTGCGTCTTCTTTGCTGATCTATGAGAGTCCTAATAGCCTGCGAGTATTCCGGCGCTGTGCGGGACGCATTTATCCGCGCTGGACATTACGCCGCCTCTTGTGACCTGCTGCCCAGTGAATCGCCACTGGGCGATCACTACCAGTGTGATGTGATGGACATCATCAGCCACGATTGGGACTTGATGATCGCGCATCCGCCGTGTACTTTCCTTTGCGCCAGCGGTCTACATTGGAACAAGCGCAGACCGGAACGCGCACAACAGACTGAGGCCGCGCTCGATTTTGTGCGTCAGTTGCTAGACGCGCCAATCGCGCGAATTGCATTAGAGAATCCTATCGGGTGCATCAGCACATGCATACGCAAACCCGACCAGACGATTCAGCCCCACCAGTTCGGGCATGACGCAAGCAAGGCGACTTGCCTCTGGCTTAAAGGTTTGCCACCCCTTACCCCGACCGACCAGATCGCGCCGCGATTGGTCAACGGACGCAAAAGATGGGGCAATCAGACAGACTCAGGGCAAAACAAACTGCCGCCAAGCGCGGACAGATGGAAAATCAGGAGCAAAACCTATAAGGGAATCGCAGACGCAATGGCTAACCAATGGGGAAAATTATGAAAACCTACCAAATTGAATTGAAACGCGTTTCCTACGTCACATTGACAATTGAAGCCGACAGCGCAGAGGCGGCAGAGGCGCAAGCCTGGCGCGAAGTTGAATACAACGCCACCGATATGTGGGACGCGGCGTGGGAATTAAACGAAATTGAGGAGATTGCCACATGCTAACCAACATCACACCCACCGAGCGCGAGCGCATCGCGTACACCGAAGGCTTCACCGAAGCCGCCGCGTTATTGGCGCGGCTTGCGGACGCAGAAACCGACCGCGACTTGTACCTTGAAGCCTTGCAAGCGATTTATGCGGGTTTGCTGCGCGGTTCGATGACGTTAGGCGAGGCAATAAGGCTGGCGGCAAGGGTACTGCCATGAACCACACCGAAGCCGACTACATCAACACCGGCGCGGCGTTTGAGCGCGCCGTCACGCCAGACAAAGCCCGCGCCATAGCGCAACGCTTGCGCGCCATGCTGTCCAGTGAACGGCCTGAAGACCAAACATATGCGCGCACGTTGATCGAAAAGGGGCGCGCAGATGCTCGCAGTCCTTAGCCTGCTACTGGCGGCGTTGCTCGCCATTCTCTTAGACCTATAAAAAATGGCCCTTAACGGGCCATTCTTCATTTCACCAGACGCACACTAGACGCGGGCGGCTCCTCCACCATATCCCGAAGGTCTGACTTAGGATAACTCGCCAATTCTGGCGCAGCGAAAATGTGTTTTTTACTATCGTACCTGCGCGACTTCAGGCGACCCATATCCACCCATCCGGCCTCTTTAAGGGCATGTAGCAAGGCAGGCTGCACAATCTTGACGCTACCCTGCGCCGTGCCCTGCAAACGATCACAGAGGGCGTGCCAGGGCGCGCCAACGACACCCTTGGAAAACTCGCCCAGACGGTTCCGCATCAAGTCAACCAGGAACGATTCAGCGCCAGACATCCCCGCCTCTACCATGATGGCCTTGGCCTCAGTCAGCATAGGCGTGGCCCCAGGCGCAAACGCGGACACGTCACGGGCGTGCAGCCAAGCCGCTACGGCAGACTTGCCGCCCGACTCCAGCCAAGCCCAGATGGCCTCACCCTCTGCATCGGTCATGCGCTTGGCATCTGACCAGATAACAAACCATCGGCGGTCGTCAGACGGCAGGTTAATGGCGACACGCTCATTAGAAAACGCGATCACTTGCAGGCGGTTGACCAGATCGTAAGGGGCCAAGCCCTTGCGCTGCACCATCAGGAATTCAGGCGGGGCGGCAATCAGGGGCTTGAGGGTGTTTTCTAACGCCCTTCTGTCCTTGGCCTCAGACTGGCGCAGCTCATTGATGACCAGCACTTCGGTCTCTAATGCGTAGCCCCATTGGGAGGTCACCTCCTCATTACGTACTAGCGACACGTTACGCAAGGCGTTGCCCCCGACGGCGTAGAAAAACGGTGCCCACATGGTGTCTTTGCCGCTGCCAGGGTTGCCCCCATGCAGTACGGCGTGATTGATTTTCTTCTCGGGGTGTTGCACTTTGAACGCCATCACGTTCAACACATGCGCGCGCTCTTTGGGGTCAGGAATCATGCGCTCCACATGGTCGAGCCACGGCTTCACGTTGCCAGCCACAGGAACGGGGCGGGCATTGCGCCAGCGATTGCCGTAGACGATGCCATCGCGTGAGCAGAGGATTGACTCGCCCGCAGCGTAGGTTACACCCTTCAAGATGCGCGCGCCCTTGGCTTGGCGGTTCTCGTCAAAGCAAGTGCCCGCCTCGATCTTGGGGCGCTTGCCGTGGATACTGTTGCAGGCGACATGACGAAAGATCGCGTTGAACGACTGCCGCGACACTTCGTGGCGCTCGACCAGATCGAAAAAAGCGTCATCGTCTTGCAGATATGCGAAACGCTCATACCAGCCATCCTTCTCAAGCCGTCCGAGTTCCTTGCGCTCGACCTCGGCCACCACGTCGGCCACCACGTCGGGAAACTCAGGCGTGGGCGTAAGTTTGGAGAGCGCAGACTCCATTGCCGCCGTGAGCAGTTCCTCACGCAGTCCAGGCGTATGCTTGGGGCCACCGTTGTCGGCAACCCACTGAAGGAAATCACGACTGCCGAAGTCAATGCAATGACTGTGCAGGCACGTATACGCCCGATTAGCGGGCATATAGCGGCCCTCTGGGTTGCCGTCGGTATGCTCGGCACTGTTGGGGCACATCACGCCAGCCCAACCCTCCTGATTGGGTTGCGACAGTAGCAGACCGTTTTCTGACAGCCAGATCATCACATCGTCTGTGCCATCGTCTGAGATACGAATCGGTTTGTACGCGTCGCCCGCCACGGCGCTGGGGGTCACGTTCAGGGCTTTGCAGATTTCTTCCAGTGTGAAGTCACGCTCGGGGTGAAACTCACGCAAGATTGATCGAAACGAGTCCCGACCAGGTTTGATGTTTACACTTCCAGGCAGACGGAAATTACGCACGGCGTTGATCGCGCCCTTGTCGGTGTAGCCTGCCTCGGCAATAGCGATGATGGCGGCGCTGAACTCGGCCTTGGTCGGCTGCTCGCTGAAAACGTAGCCCCACTGGAACGAACCGTCGGACGTTTCCATCTTCCAAGTCGGCTCAAGCGGCGGCACGGTGGCCTTGGTGCCCACGTCGTCCAGCACCATCACAAGGACGTATTCACAATTCGCCGCTTGGGCGCTCACGTGACCGTCTTTGAAGCGATCAACGATAAAGCTGGCGGTGTTGCCGTAGATCGCCCAATCGGGTTTGATCTTGGCGGTGGGCAGCATGGCGGGCCATGTGCACTTGATCGCGCCGTCGGCGTGATATTGATACTGGCCGTCCTTCAGTTGTGGCTTTTGACGCACAACGAGGAATGTTTCGCCCTCAGGCGCTAATGCGCTTAAAAACTCTGTAAAATCGGACATGGTTCTCTCCTTAGTTGGAATTTAGCCCCTGCCTAACCGCAGGGGCTTTCTTTTTAGCTATAACGCCTCGTTGTCACACCTTCAGCGGCCAAGGGTAAACCCTCGGCCCATGCGGGCGGTGTGCACATGACTTGATGGATGTGTGCGGATATGGCTTCAGCGTCTGATTCGGCGCACTCGACGACGATCTCATCATGGACGTGAGCGATCACGCCATCAAGGGCGCGTAGGCTATGACGCAAGATGTCGTGCGCGGCGGCTTGGGTGACGTTCTCGCAAGCCAAGCCACGCCACAGACGGGCGCGGGGCCATTCTGTCGCGTCGGCGGCAGGCTTCCAAGCTGCTTTGGTGTACGTCACGTTACCTTCTTCGTCAAACTTGGCGTTAGGGTAGCAAAGCACCCGGCCGGAAGGCAGACTGTACCAGAGGGTCTGACCATCGAACAAGTACACAACACGACCCGCAGCAAATTCATGCCCTTTGTTTCTCATGGCGCGCAGGTACGCATCTTCTAAGCGGCGGCCGTGCTGCATAGCCCACGGATTAGCCCTGCGCCAGCCCTCCACAGCCCGCGCAACCTCGCCAGCGGACAGGTGGATACCGTAGGCACGCCCGAACACTTCGAACGCTCCTGCGCCGCCTAGAAAGCCAAGCGCGAGTTCCTGCACCTTGCCCACTTGGCGCTGGTCGCCCGTCACATCGTCGTAAGCCACGCGAAAGGTCGCGGTTGCGTTGACTTTGTACGGATCAAGGCCCGAGCGGAACACATCCAGCTTGGCCTCGCCTGCTGGGCAGTTGGACAGCCACGGATGCACGCGCCCCTCGATGGCCGACCAGTCGTAGGCGATCAGGACATTACCAGGCGCTGCCACGATGGCAGGGCGTAGCATTTTCTTCAAAACGTCTGTAATGCGTTTTTCGAATCGTGGCACGATTTCATGGCCTCGAACCATTGCTGTGCGGACGGCTTCGGGGTCTTGAGCGCTTTTACGCGGGAGATTATGGACTTGAGCGCCGTACGACGAAGCGCGCCCTGTTGCACTGCCTCCAGCAAAAACAAAGGCACCTCTAACTCGGGCATCTTCCTCATCTGCCAAACTCGCAAGGCGGCTGAACTTCGCAACCGACGACGCCCAGAGGTCATCGGCGCACTGTATAACTTCGGCCACATCGGGCGGAACTTCATCATGGTTCTCCATCGCAAGCAGATTCGCCCGCACAGTTTTATCAATGGAATATTTCTCGCCAGTCCACATCAGCTTCTTGGCCTCTGGCCCGACACGCTCCAGCACCCACTCGCGCATCTTGGGTGAGCGCACCGACGTGATCTGACCGTCTGTCACTTCGGCGACGATCTTTTGAATCTCGTCCATCTCAGCGCCAGCGTACTTGACGGCGGCTTGACACAGGGGCACGTCAACCATCAGGCCACGGTCGTTAATGCGTTCGTTGACGTGGTAGTCGAGCAGTTCGTCAGCGGATAGGGGCCGCATGGCCTTGCTGACCGCACGCATGGCACGCACGTCCTGTTCGCAGTAAGCAATCATCTCGGCCATCAGGGTCGGGTCGTTGTTGAACGTACCGTCGGCCTTTGGGATAGAGAGCAGCCGGATCAGTTGTGAGCCGCGATGGTCTTTCTTCATGACCGCGCCAGCGAAGCGCCCCACGTCCTCAAGGCCACCAGGCGCGCAATTAGCGCGGGCTTGGGTGGCCGTGCAGTAGAACGACTCAAGGGGGTAGTTCTGTTGCAGCACGTACCAAAAGATCAGCCGCTCAAAGGCGGCGTTGTGGGCGTAGATCATGTGGCCTGTGAAGTCAGGCAACGGGCCAGACGTCCATGTCTGCACCTCGTCATCGTCGAAGGCGTAAGACATGCACAGAACTTCAGTGCTTAAGTCTTGCGCGTAGTTGTAAACGCCTTTGCTCTTGAGATCGCATCGGCTGCGCGTCTCAAAGTCGATATAAACCATACTTTACTTTACTGTAGGTGGGGGCTTCGATTTGGGTTTCGACAAGTTGCGGGAGAAAGCCAGAAAATCCGCAAGTCACCATCCTCGAACGCTGGCTTAACAGCCCCCGATTAAAAAGGTGGGGGTTACTTGAATCTCTAAGTGCGGCTGGATTTGAACCAACGCCTTCCTCGATATGAGGTGCTCAACCAGACTAAGCTACACACAACCCAACCGGGCTTAAATGGAGGGTACCACTACTCCCAGACCGAGATTCTTTCACCCCCGTTAATTAAACGCTACGGCGACGACGGCCAGTGGCAGGCGCTTCGGGCGCTGCTTCAGGCTCATCAGATGCGCCATCAAGGCCAACCCACTCAACAATCTCAAACACTGGCGTGTAGATTTTGCCGAACGACTTGTGCTGGTAGTGGTCTTTCTTCAGACGCACGACTGGCACAGGCTTGGATTGGTCTTTCTCAACTTGCGTAGCAATGGCAACGCCAAGGGTCTGGACTGCGCGTTTGCCGCCCACCGAAGTGGTCGTAAAGCGCGCTTCCATGTCCTTGTCTTCACCAGTGGTGCACTTGAGTGACATACCGATCTGAGTTTCCCAGCCACGCTTGGCACCCGAGGGAGCGCCGTCGAGTTCTGGCAAAGGTTCAGACACACCAACCATCTTTTCGCCCAACACTTCACCGTCACCCCAAGCAATGAAGCCGTGGATAAACGAGAAAGGATTGATCGCCCACAGAGCGTCGTCTTCCACTTCGGTCTGGTCTGCACCAAAGACCCAATGGCCTGTCTTGTCCATTTTCAGGATGACAGTACCGGCTGGGCCGACGTCTTTTTCAAGCGCGCGCAGGGCAGTGGACAAGGTGGAAACGGCTGGCAGATTTGCCGAGGAGAATGTAGTCAATTGCATTTTTAGCTTTCACTGAAGTTTAGAAAGAGCAGCCGTCAGGCCACTCAACTGCAACACTGCTGGGCGCGGGTCATCCATGCTTGCCAGTGTTGTGCCCGACGATACTGTCACCACGAGTTCGGGTGGCAATGCCGTCTTGCTCTTTTTGAGTAATTTCTCAGCCACGGCTGGCGAAATCACTTCACGTTCTTTGTAAGGGTCAATGCCTGCGACGCCCAGCACCATGACTGCTTCGTCTTCATTGACCCACTGTCTTGTCCCGCGCTTGGCAACCAACTTGTAGCCAGGCACAGGCGTCGCCGCCTCTAAAAGCTGAGTCGCCAGCCCACGCAGGTCTTTGATCCAGTCCTCAAGAAGCTCTGCATTCTTCAGGTATCTGCCCAGCGTGTCAACATCTATTTCTTTGAGTTGCGTTTGCAGGGCGCGATCTACTGCGCCGGTCATCTTGGGGCATACAGGCTTGGCGGCGCACCAGCGGCAGTGTTCGCCTGCGGCCAGCTTGGCGTCAGGTAACTGTGCGGCTTTGACGGCCTTAACCAAATCACGCTCAAACTGAGCGATGCGTTCCTTGGTGGTTGTCCAGCGACGGATCATGGGCGGCTGGATGATGATGCACTCGATCTCGGTTGTACCATCAAACGCCCATGCTGCTGCTTCTGTCCGCATGGCGGCGGCTGCGTAGAACATTAGCTGCTCGTTCTCAATGGCGTCTACAACAACCCCGTCACCAAATTTCCAATCAAGAACAATAGCTTTATCTCCAATGCGACCAACAAGGTCAGTACTACCAAACACACCTGGTAGAAGATCGCCAAACCCAACACGCGTCTCCACTTCATAAACCATCTCCTTGTCTGGGTCTACTTCATCTAGTAGAGCTAAAGCTGAAACGATCTTCTCATCGTACAGGTCTTGCGTCAGCACTTGGTCTTCGTACTTCATGCCGATCACATCGACGTTCATGTCTTCCAAGATGGCGCTGATGGCGTTGTGCAGCAAAGTGCCACGGTCTGCGTGTTCGCTGGATGGCTTGGGCGGCATTTTTTGCACCAGCACCACAGAGCCGGGGCAGTTAATGACGCGCTTGGCGGTCGAGCCGCCGACGATATTACTGTGCTGCATCTTTTTTCTCCACGGTAACGGTGGTTGGGATAAAGCTATAGCCGCCGCGAACGTCGTCAAAGCCGTAGCCCGGGACCAGCGCGTTAGCGTAATCCAAGATGATGCGCTCGACTTCAGCGCGGGTAAGTTCAATTTTCATGTGTACTCCAGTTTAGTTGATGGGAAGGCCAGTATAACAGCAAAAATAATTGTTGTGCAAAAGTTTTTTACGGGTATACTTCACGGCATGAAAGAATCAGAAGTCGAACGACACTTTGTTTGGGCAGTCGAGCGTGCGGGTGGGCGTGCATACAAGTTCATGTCGCCAGGACGCAAAGGCGTGGCCGACCGGATCGCCTGCCTACCCAATGGGCAGACGTGGTTTGTGGAACTCAAAACCAAAGGCGGCAGGCTGTCGCCCTTGCAGAAGTTGTTTGCGGCTGATATGGCACTTTTAAATCAACGATACGCATGTTTATGGACTAAGGAGCAGATAGATGAATTTATCAACAAAAGTACTTGAGGCTGGCGGCAGCATCGAGTCGCGGTGTTTGACAAAAGGCTTTACAGAACACTACGTTTTTACCAAAGAACAACTGGAGAAATTCATAAGTGAACTCATTAAACAAACAAGTTGACGGCAGTCACTACAAGGACATGCCGATCCAGCCAGTCGAGTACATCCACGCCAACGCGATGGGCTATTTGGAGGGCAACGTCGTTAAGTACGTCAGCCGCTGGCGCAACAAAAACGGCATTGCTGACCTTGAGAAAGCCAAGCACTACATCGAATTGCTGATCGAGTTGGAAAGCCGCAAATGAAACTGCGTCCCTATCAGGAGTTGGCCGCTGACTTCATCTACGAGCATGACCGCGCGATGGTCTTAGCGCCAGTGGGTGCGGGCAAGACCGCCATCACGCTGACCGGCATGTGGGAGATGCTGCGCGATCAG